TTATTTAAAAACGACACAAAAGATTTAAGATTTTTTAAAGGCGGTTTTACAGAAGCAGCAAGAATTGATTCTTCTGGTCGTTTGCTGATAGGTACGACTGAAACTGGCGTTGTTGGTGGTTTATATGTAAAAACTGCTTCTCAAAACGATAATGTTGGGGTAGCAAGATTTCAGACAACAGGAAGCGACCTTTCATCTTGTGCTTTTGCAGCGGCTAAAACTGCAAATGACAATACAACTTCTAATGTTTTTGTAAGATTTGGTATTAATCAATACAATGCAGGTTCTGGGCAAATTAATGCAAATGGCTCAGGTCAATGTGCTTTTGGCAGTTTTTCTGATAGAAGGTTAAAAGAAAATATTACAGACTTACCTTCTCAAATAGAAAAAATAAAAGCTCTACGTCCACGTGAGTTTGACTACATTGAAGAAGAAGGCGGCGGACACCAAGAAGGATTTATAGCTCAAGAAATAGAAGAAGTTTATCCAGACTTAGTAGGAGAAAGAGCGGACGGAATGAAAACACTTGCAACTCTTGGAAGGTGGGAAGCAAGACTTATAAAAGCAATTCAAGAACTATCAGCAAAAGTAGAAGAATTAGAAGGTAAAATAGAGTAATGGCGATCACAAAAGTATCAAGAAATTTATTAAACACAGGCGTATCAGACAGTTCTGATGCTACTGCTATAACTATAACAAGTGCAGAAAAAGTTGGAATAGGTACATCAGATCCTAGTCAATTACTTAATGTTCAATCTGCAACTTTTCCTGTAATAGAAGTAGCTAATTATAGCGACAGTAATCCTACCGATGGTGCAGCTTTAGATTTAATAGAAAAACAACCAAGTTATGCTAGTGCTACAAATACTTTTGGGCAAACAGGTGTTTATGGTTTTAGATTAAAACTTAATGGTGCTGATAATACATTAAGATTAAAATCAGGTTCACAAACTACCGTGAATGACAGAATAGTTATAGATAGAGATGTAGGAAATGTTGGTATTGGTGGTACTACATTAACAGGATGGGCAAATAAACAAGTTGTTTTAGATGGCGGTTCTTTGACATCTGTAGCTTATGTAATGGTAAATGATACTACAGGTCGTTCAGGAACAGATGGTTCTGTTATTACTTTATCTGGTTCAGATATGTATTTAATACAACGTGAATCAGCTAATATGATATTTCGTACTGCAAATACAGAAAGAATGAGAATTGATTCTACTGGCGATGTGTTTATTGGCACAACATCTCATTTTTCTGGCGGTTCAAATGCAGGTGATGCTGTTGCTGTAGTAAATGGTGGCGTTAATAGAGAAGGTGTGCCTTTTACAGATTTTGATGAAGCGTATGTATCTGAAAATAGAGGTATATTTGAAGGCACAAGTGGATTCCAACCTTCTAATAATCCAGGCGGTTCTAATTGGTGGCACGTAATATCAAGAACAGTAAATACAGGTGGAAGTAGTATTTACATAACTCAGACAGCAACAAGTATTACAGGTGCTATACACACAAGATATAGTACTAATACTGGTAGCACTTGGACAAGTTGGCAGTCAGTATAATTTAATAATATAGGTATAATAAAAAAATGGCATTAACTAAAGTAGATAAAAGTGTATCAAGCACTCCAGGGATCGTAGATAACAGCGATGCTACAGCTATTACTATTACAAGTGATGAGAAGGTGGGTATTAATACAACTTCTCCTTCTTATATGCTTACAGTTAAATCTAGTAGTGAAAACCATTTAAGGTTAGAAAATGGTTCTGAATTAGGAGTCTTTGTACTTAATACTGACGGAGATATTAAAATTTGGGCTCATGGTGATGAACGCATACAGTTTTTAAATGGCACAGGTTCAGGCACAAGCATAGCTGCTTTTGATTCTCATGGTTTAAAGTTTGGCTCAGATACCGCAGCAACAAACGCCTTAGACGATTATGAAGAGGGTCTTTGGACACCTACAATAGCTAGTGGTGGTAGTGTTACTTCTACATCAGCACGTTATACAAAAATAGGTAATATAGTTCGTGCAACTGCAAGACTGTCAAGTTTTAGTTTTACAAGCGTTGATGGTACACATTTGACAATCGG